GTGATAGCCGCCAATGAGCAGGCCAACGCTGGCAGCGCCGGCGTAGTTGTTCTCCCACTGGGGATCCACGATACAGGCGCTCCGGTCTGCGTTGGAGCCAGAGACGCGGATCATCACAAAGTCAACGTCCTGGGCAGCCAGGTCCCAGTTGATGGTCCCCGAGAACTGGTTCACGTCCAGCCCCCGCGCCCGCCCTGGAGGAGGTGGCGGCGGCGTGACCTCGGGCAGGGCATTGGCAAGCTGGAGGGCCTGGGCCTGGTCCAGCTCAAAGTCAGTCCAGTTGGTGATCACAGAAAAGACGGTCGCAGCCTTCACCCGCGGGTCCGCCTGGAGCTGGGCCTCGTACCAGCACAGTTGCTCGATATACGCGCCCAGGTCCCCGCCGAGGATGGTTTTCCAGCCCCAGTGACCCTTGGGCGCTGCCGGATCTGGCCTGTCCAGTCCAAGCTCGGTGATGAACACAGGTGGCACCTGCAGGCCGATACTCTGCCAATAGGCCACGGTCTTTTGATAGCGCAGCGCCTGGTATCCCGCCCCGGCCCGCAAGTCTTCCGGGTCATACTCGTGGAAGCCTACGCCGTCCGCGCCCTGGACAGCCTGTCCACAAATGGCGCTCTGTGTCCCGCCGTCATCCTCTGGCAGGTAGGGCCATCCGGTGTTGAACTGGCCGGCCATGATCTTGAACCCGTCCCCGTGGTAGAGCTCGATCAGCCGCTGGGTGAAGTCGATGAATCCCATGAGCACGCCGCCGGTCCAGATGCTCGGTTCGTTGGGGCCCTCCCAGATATCGACGTGGCGGGCCTTGTCCATCTCGGCCCGGACTTTGGCGTAATAGTCTACCGCGCCGGCTGCCCCTCGTGCAATCAGCGCATCCTGCTCCGCCTCGTCCATATGCACCCGGCCGATGATCTTGACGCCATCCAGGACCGGGAAGCAGTTTACGAACTTGATCCACGGTGCCCCGCTGGCCGCCAGGTACTCTAGCAGCCACGGATCCCATCCCTGTGCGTGAAGCGTGGTTTTAGTCATTGTCACCTCAAATCCGTACTTTTCTGGGCCGCAAGTCACTGGGCCAGATATAGGACCGTCCCCGGTTCACCACGTCCACCGGTAGGATTGCGCCGGATACGCCGACCTGCCCATCGTTCCGCAGGACCAGGCCACAGAGCGGATAACCTGTAGCACCCTGCCATGGTTCTGTATCCCGGAACTCATCTGTGTTAAACCACGCCTCAGCCTCTCCCGCTGTCTCGAATTCATCCCCGGTCTCAACGAAAGCAAATGTCCAATCTGCTGCCGTGGGTTCCTCTAGCACATTTGGCAGGCTCAGGCACAATACGCCAAATCTATACCAGTTGGCTGTAGCAAATATTATATCCGTGTCTATCTCTGCCGGATCGGCCAAGTCCACAGTCAGATCGGGTACAGTATACGCCCGGTGCCAGTAATCACGCCAGCCAAATCCCATGTAACCCGCCTGTACGTAGCCACCACGCATATGTAATAGTTTGCTTGGCGGGCATGATGGCACGATCCGCAACCGGTACCACTCGCTCATGGCTGTGAACGCGCCACGATGTTGTTGTTGTGACGTTATCCTATCCAGGCGTCTGTCAACAAAAGACCCCATGCTATGATGATCCTAACGATGTCCACGTCCGCGCATCTCGGTACAAATAAGATCGGCTCCGATTCACCAGATCGATAGGCAAGATGGCATAATTCGTGTTAATGGATCCATCGTTTCGCAGCACAACGCCATGTAACGGGAAGCGATAATACGACCATTCAGTATAGCCATTCATCCAGGCATCTATTTGCGCCTCAGCCTCTGCTGGTGTTTCTACCTCCACACCAGTTACGTTGTCAAAGATGGGCGTCTCATAAGCCACGCCGAGTGTTCGGGAAGCAATCCAATCACCATAATAGCAGAGGATAATAGGTAGATACCAGGAGGTATTGGAGAACTGCAGGGCCATGTCTGTTTCGTCTTGATTCTCAAAATCACAGATCACCGATGGCGTTGTTGATACCAGGAGTGTTCCGTCAAATCCATCTGATGCCGTTGCATACCCGCCACGTATATGCAGGCGTTTGTCTGGTGGGCACGATGGCGCTACAGTAAACTCATAAGCCCGTTGCACCTCTACAGTAACCGATTGTACAGCCTGATTCTGCTCGACCCTTTTCAACCGTGCATTTATAGCGTTCCAGGGACTCATACCGTGCGCCACCCAGTCATTACGTTCATAAACAAATACGATCGCCCCCGGTTGACTGGATCAATGGGCATCCATTGATTATACTCAGTCGTATTTCCATTATTCCTCAACACAACGCTGGTCGTTGCTGGGCCATAGTTTTGCCCTATACTTCTCTCGTTTTGCAAGATAGTATTTTCTACTTCTTCCGTCGTTTCCTTCCATGCGGCGACACTGCGCAGATATACAGACCGTTCCGGTGCTGTGTCGGGCCAATCTTCCCGTGGCTCTAGGTACGGGACATAATAGCAATTGGGTACGATGTTAAAAGCACGGTACCAATAGGCGCGATCGGCGCTCGGCTTGAAAGCTGTATAGGTAATATCTGGATCTGCCAGGTCCAGTTTGTAGGATGGGATATACCAACCGTAACTACGGACAAGCACCGGGGTCCTCCAGATTAGTCCGCCCCGCATAAAGACACTCGTACTCGGCGGGCAGGTTGCCGAAATCGTAAACTGGGGAATATCTCGATAATCTGCTATACCCGCCTGTTGCGCCTGCCGTCGCTGCAAGCGGGTCAGCCTCCGGTCTACCGCGCTCCAGCTCATGCCGCCTCCGCCCGGGTCCAGAGCTCGATCAAGCCGTCAATTTGCTCCTCCTTCTCTCCGTCGATGCGGCCAGCCACGTCCACCACGCGCACATCATACGTCCGATCCCCTGGCAGGTCCAACGTCACGAGGTCGCCAAACCACCAATCGCGACCATACAGGCAGGCGTTGGTCTGTATGATCTCCGCCGTGACCATCTTCTGCTCGCCATCATCAATCAATGCCTGGTCGAGAATCGAAGTGATCTGGTCAGGTTGGCTCACGTCCCGCAGGTCATAAAACCCCTCGCGCCGGTTGTATGGCGTCTCGGCCAGGGCATCCTCATTTGTATACCCGCCTGTCGTATCCGTTGGATAGATCGTGCGCTCCATGCCGCCGCCCTGCCAGCCCCCATAGGCGGCCGTCACCGCCTCGGCCCACATGACGATCCGATCCGGGTTGCGGATATTGCCATTCTCAAAGGAAAAAATCGTCGGCTTGTTGCCGGCTGAATTGCCACGCCGGCGGTCAGTCCCATAGAATGGGGAGTACGTCTTGAACTCGTAGCCACCAGATACCCGCTCCATGCGAAAGTCGCAATTGCCCCGGTCTCCGGTCTCCCCTATTACGTCAACTATGGCATCGAGCAGGCGGATCCAATTCCCTTCGTAACAACCCCAGGTCCCCTCTCCGGTATCGCCCTGTACCTGGACCTGGGAAAAGGCGCGATCATCGTCTGCCGGGCTCACCAGGCTCTCGCCGACCATGGACTTGATCACATCGTCGGCATACCCGTGATTCCACCACATATCATAGTAGGCCCAGTTTTCGTTGCCCACATTGGCCACCGGCTGGAGGAGGGGTTGGTCCAGCAACCATTCCGGGGATTGGCCTACGGAGGCCCAATAGTGTTCGTCGGGCCCGTCATTCGGGTTAATCCACCATTCCTGAGAGCCGAGGTGAAACCCCACGAACTCCTCGTACCAGTCACCTGGATCGTTGCCCCAGTTGCGTTCTACGAGGACTTGGTAGTGCTTGAGAAATTCCTGGTACGTGTCGGTCTCGGCTACCAATTCCAGCCGGTAGCCGCTGGGCTGGTTTCGTTTGTGGCCCCAGGTGATGGAGAGAAAGTCGTCGCCGGGGAATAGCTGGGTGACCTTCTCCCCGGTCCAGTCGAGGAGATAAACTCTGTATTGTCCGAACTGCGCCACGCCTTGACCTCCCGCTGCGCCTATCTAGGCGTCAGCCGTCCAAGAGAATTCTACGCCTAGTAACCGCATAGCACTGGCATAGGTATCAGCTACATGCGCCCCCTCCCGTGATATGCTAATGATGATATGGCTTCCCGCCGAGGCTGTTGCGATTGCCACCAAGAGATCGCGGTATTGGGTCGTGTTTACCCTCAACTGCTGATCTACAAGCACGGCTGCCGTATTGAACGCCGCCACAGATTCCGCGGGCACCACAGCGTAATTGTAGACCCAGCGCACATCCTCTGCACCCGCACCAGCGCCATTTACGTCCGGCACCGAGCGCAAATAGATACTGAGATTCGTGCCGACCTGGTCATCTTTTGGGGTATAGTACACCCAGACTATATCCGTCACGGCATCGGCAAATTGCCAGTAATCGTAGCTGGCGCCTACGGTCCAGGCCGCCGGGTTGGCGGTATCTGGTTCCAGTTGGCCGGCGTCTTTGTATATATAACGGGTTCTATCTGGTATCTTGGCGGCTGTCACCGCACCTGTGTCAAAATGCTCGGTATCCGCACTATTCGCTGGCCAGGTTGTGGTATACGCGCAGAACTCCCGCGTATCCGTAGTTGTAATGGCACCGGCATCGTCCACCAATATTGTGGCCAATGGCACTTCGTAGATACCGCCAACAGTCTGGGTCAACGCTGGCACGGATGGCGTCGCAGCCGCTGTACCGCTCACCCGGGCAATACGGATGGTCTGAGCAGCCCAATCCCTCCGCAACACTATCCGATCATAGCGTGAATAACCAGAGGATGGCGTTCCTACAGAAACAGTCACGGCGGCGTCAGAGTCATAGAGCATACCATAGACCACACCACCACCACTTGCCACGCTCAAAGGCGATGCCGCGCCCGAAACTATCAGCTCGCTCCGCCAGCCCTTGAGCACACCTTGGTTTCCCGTTCCGTTGAGGATCATGCGGAAGAACCGATCATGCAGATCGGCCTGTGAATATGGACCACCATCCCCCGCTATGCCGTCCCAAAATCCCGATCGTTCAGTCATTAGCTATCCGCCGTATATCGCAACTCAATCAGAAATAACGCACCCTCATAAGCATACGTGTCCCCAACATGCCCGCCATTACGAAACGCCTTCATGTGAATCAAATCGCCTGCTGCCATCCCTGTCAGTGTGCCAATCTGATCGCATTGTATGTACCGCCAGGCATAGTGATAGTATCCATCTCGATATTGCGGGTAACTCACTGTGGCAGCACCGGCCTGGTTATTCAGCACCGCGCCGGCCGCTCCCTCCCACACGTCATATTCCCAGCGCATAGCTCGGGCGTAGCCATAATTGACATTGGCCCGCCCTGTCCAGAAATAGACATCGAGTGTGGTCCCGCTCAAGTCCGCCGGCACTTCGAAGGTCGCCCACACGGCATCGCTGACGCCGGTCGTAAAGCTCCAGTAGGTTTTGGAATATTGGTAGTAATCGCTTGGCCCGGCAGCCACTCCCAGATTGCTGGCCACCGCCGGGTTGGTTCCATCTGCTGTCAATTCTCCGGGTCCGCGAGTGATCCAGCGTGTTTGATTCTCCAGCTTGGCGGTGGGCACTGCATCAGTTTGGATGCTATCAGTATCTACTCCCCCCGCTAACATTTCGGTGGTAAACTCGCAAAAGTCTCGGGCATCCGTGATCAGGGTAATTACACCACCTGCCGTTGTAACCTGGGCCAACGGGATGTCGTAAGTAACAGTTGGGTTCTGTACCAACGCGGCCACCTGCGTCAAGCGAGAAGTCGCAGCAGCCCAACTCCTCCGAACTACTACCCAAACAGTAGAGTTGTTGGGTAGAGCGACGGTGGCGGCAGAATCATTCTCATACCATCCCCCGTAGAGAATAGCCCCGCCGGTATCCACCGCCGCGTTAAGGGCCCCGCCGTCTGTTACTTCAAGCTCATTGAGCCAGCCCTGCAATACACCCTGATTCCCCGTGCCGTTCAGCAACGACCGAAAGAAGCGATCCATTAGCTCGTCATCGGTAACGGTCACTGCATCAGTATAGCCTGGATCCCAAAACCTTGACCGTTCAGCCATTAGACATATCCTGTATACAAAAACTCGATGCCGGTAAACAGCATTAACTCTGCTCCAGCACTGTTGTAATACATCACGCAATATAGGATCAACTCGTCACCGTCCAGACCGGGGATCGTGGCCAAATCATCCTCCATGTGTACCGTGTCCAGCACGGAGGTCAGGCTTACGGTATTGGATGTGTAGGAACCGGGCAACTCGGGCTCTCCATTGGACGTGTATATCTGCCACGCTGACCGAAAATAGATAGATGTCGCTCCAGCCCAATCGTCGATAAACCAAGCGCGGACCTCGATCTCGGTATCCGGCACATAGTCCGCCGGTGGGCGAAAAGCGACAAAGAAGCAACGGTCCTGGGCGGTGCCTGAGCCTGAGCACTGCCAGCCCTCCATAGTGGCTGCATTTGCACCCCATGCCGCCGTAACGCTACCATCTAGCGTTGTGTTATCCTCATCGTAGGCAAAACTTCCAGCCAGGGGCAGCAGGTCACTGCCACCAAAAAAGACGGACTTGGATGTAGTGTCCCTGGCAGCGAAATCTACAGCCTCGTTGACAATCGTCGCCGTTGCCACACTATTGTCTACAGCCACGGTAGAGAAGGTGCAATATTCCCGCTCATCCGTGACTGCGATCACGCCGCCAGTTGTAATCGAGCACTGAGCTAGCGGTATATCGTAGATCCCAGATCCGCCCGGGGCTGCGCTCTGAGTCATCGCCGGCGCCCCGCCTCCCTCTGTGCCCTCAATCCGTGTGATTCGTGCTGTGCCATCTATCCAATTCCGCCGGATCACAATGCGATCAATGCGGGTGTCGTTGGTCGGGCTAGGAATAGCGACGTTGAGGCTTGAATCGTTTTCGTACCACAATCCATAAATAATCGCAGCCCCGGTATCCACTGCGACAGGTGTAGCAACTCCCGTAACCGCCAACTCATTGAGCCAGCCCTTGAGAACGCCCCGATTCCCCGTTCCGTTGAGAATGGCCCGCATAAAGATGTCTACCCACGGACTCACATACTCCTCATTGGAGAAACGGTAGCCGATGCCATCCGCTGCGTTCTCGGTAAGCAGGTTGGCATCGCCTGTTATGGCATCATTCCAAAATCCTGACCGCTGCGTCATAGGCCCAGCACCTCGACATACCAACCAACCGCAATTGTGGTCGTCAGGTTGACCACGCCGCTGCTGGTGTATACATTGATTGTATTGGCGCCGACATCCAGGGAGAAGCTGCCCGTATCACCCGACATATAGGAACTCACATCCCCGGCCACGGAGCTCGTCACCGTCTTATTGGCTATGTCAACCGTAACCGTTTCTGCCGCTGCGATCTGGTATCCATCCCAGGTCAAAAAGTCGCCGTTTGTAGCATTAGAGATCACCCAATCATTGACCGGTCCAGTCCATGTAATCAGCGGCAGCGTGGCCTCGCCGCCGTCATTAGTACACGTCAGGCTATTGGTGGCGCTGGTCACTCCGAGGAGGAATGGTGCTGTAAAACCCAACGTCAACTGATCGGCTGTGGTCCAGGTATTGTCTGTGACCGTGGTCCGGCCCTCAGCGTCCCGGGTCTCTCCACCGTCCAATGGCGCCGTTACCCATTTCCACAGTGGATCATAGACTACAAACTGCACCGACCCGCTCTGCCACCGCTGGCCCTGGTCAGCGGAGCTCAAATCGTAACCAGCATTAAACCAGACTTTGTGCAGGTCAAATGCGTGACCGTTGGGATAGGATAATCGCAACTTGTGTGGACCCAGTGCCGGCGCCATCATGGCAATGTTGGCCGCCCTGCCATCCCACATCCCCTGCCGGTTGCCCGATCCGTTATAGAGAACCAGGTTCACGATCCTGGGCTGCATGGCATACCCCCAGTGGGTGCGGCCATGCTGGAACGGGCTCCGTGTGGACCAGTGCTTGACCGGCGGCATCCCCAGGCCGCTGCTTTCCATGACATTTCGGCCCGGCCATTCCAGCGGGTAAATAGCGCCGTTAACGTCTTCCAGTTCCAGCTCTGGCACCGGTACAGCCACTATCGCCTCCCCCGCTGCATGGAGCGCATCTGCAACATGATCAACCCCAGATCGTCGCGGACACTGGACTCCGATTGTGGCTTGGCGTAGCTAGCCTGGAAGTCCAGATTAAAGCTCTCACTGTTGCTCACCGATGGCTGGGCCATGGGTACGGGCATCGCTGGCGGCTGTAGGGCCTGTGTGGTGAGCGAACCTATCATCTGCTGGAAGGACTCAAGCGCCTGGTCCATTCCTGTGGTCAAGCCAGGCGAGGCCATCGCCGGCTGCCGCTCGTATTCTGCCGCCACCAGCGCCTCGATAGCGGCGATCAGGTCCGCCGATGCGTCGGGACCGGTCTCTACCTCTATCGCGTCCGGGATAGACGCTGGCTCCACCGTCACAGCCGGCGCGGGTTGCGGCTCCGCCTCCGCCTGT